AGACATGGATGTTGTGTACTTAGTCAGAGCATTTAGGCATCAAGAACGTATGTTGAACAGGCAAGTAGGTACTACAGATACAGCACTCAAGATAGCTAAGGAACGTGATATGTGGAAAGAGAAAGCCATGAACATGGTAGAGAAAGAAACATATGAAGCAACTAAGGAAGCCTTAGCTGAAGTGAATAGAAAACCTACTGTATCTGCTGAAGCATATGACGTAGCTTGGAAAAGGATTCAGACTCTAGAGAAACGAGCAGAGATGTGGCAAAGAGAATATGAGAAAGCAACACACAAGAAAGGTTGCAACTATGTATTCAGCGAAATACCTAACGACACAGATGGTCAAGAGTTTGTTGACACTATGAAGAAGTATCTTAACAAAGACTCGTATAAGATGAGAGTACGTGGACAACACATTAAGTAAGAACTCAAGGGTACAGGTGCTACCTATTGGGGTCAAGGCTTAGATGAATCATCTCATATGAGAGTTTACGTAGATGTTAAGAAATAAGCTTGACAAATTTTTATTAACCTTATATAAACAAGTATCACTAACCCAAAGCCACAAGTTGTGGCATAACTTTTGAAAGGAGACTAACAATGCCGTTAGATGGAATACAAGATAAATTAATTAACTTAAATGATAACTTAAACTTTGATGTAGCATATGAGCCTACAAAGATGGAAGACCACAAGTATGTAGTCAGAGAGGACACAGGAGAATATTTAGGCATAGTAGGTAAAGGTTTTACGTCTGCCTCACACCCTGCTTTCTTTGGTGCTATGGAAGATGTCATACGAGACAATCGTGAAGCTAGTGATTTATATGGAGCACAAGTTACACTCAAGAGTGCAAGAAATAATGCTTGGTCACAAGTAGATATCACATTGCCTAATGTATCACATGTAATTACAACATCTAAGCATCAAACAGTTATCAACGAGAGAATAATTGGACTACATGCCATAGATGGTTCAGCTTCTAACCAAGCACACTTCGGTGCAATAGATACATACTGTTCTAATGGACAGATTACAGGCGATTTCAGCACCATACGTAAGAAGAATACATCAGGCTTTAACATAGAGACCTTTATATGGGAGTTGAAGAACTCAAAGAGTACGTTTGATGCAAGACAAAGGTATCTACAATCAATGGCTGATACACCTCTAAACGTAGATGGTAAAACTTTACTTGAAAGTATAATCAAATCAGAAACATTAGCTAAAAAAATGTACGAGTTATGTTGTCAAGAGATTTCTAAAAGAGGCAAAAATGTGTTCGCTTTATACTCTGCATTTACTAACTATGCATCTTATGCAGATGAGAGAAATGGTTTTTCTTTACGTAATACAGGCAAGGATACTGTTGCACAATCCATGTGGGCAAGAGAACAAAAAGTAGCACAATGGATAGCATCACCTCAGTTCAAATCATTGATGGCAGCCTAAAAATGAAAGTGAAAACTTTAATACAGGACTACTATTTATCCTTTGAATACAATAACTTACGTGAAGAAACTAAAGCACAATATAAATACTTTTTAGATGTGTTTGCCAATACTTCCGTAGAAAAAAATAAAAAGCTAGGCAGTATAATGCTACCTAGTTTGACCACGAAGATGGCTAAGTTGGCATATAATTCTTGGTGTGAGAGAGGAGTATCAATGGCTAATCATGTCATGTCTGTAGCTAGGGTCATTCTAAATTATGGCATAAATATGGAGCATTGTACTCAGAATCCATTCAGTAATATCAAGAAAAGATTATCAACTAGTCGTAAAGTTGTGTGGTCTAAGAAAGATGTTATCAGGTTTCTTGATACCTGTTACGCAGACTTTAACACAAGAAGCATTGGTCTGATTGCACATATGGCATACGAATGGTGTCAAAGAATTGGCGATATGCGATTACTTGAATGGTCTAACATAGATTTTGAAGAGAAAAAAATGTATTTGTTACAATCAAAACGTAGAGCAGAAGTGTTTTTACCTATCTCAGATGAATTATATCAGATGTTACGTCAGCAGAATGATGACTATGGGTTTCAAAAGTATGTAGCACCTCGCCCAAGAGCCTACAGGGGGTCTTACAAGCCTTATTCGCTTACTAAGCTACCCTTACTAGCTAGAAAGGTTATGGACTCTGCAGGGCTATCTAAGGAGCTTAGATTGAGTGACTTACGTAGAACAGGTACAGTAGAAATGGTAGATGCAGGTGTATCTATGGGTAATATTATGTCAGTAACAGGACATGCTAACCCACAATCTGTTAAACCTTACATGAAAAATACGTTTGCTAGTGCTAATTTAGCATTAAATACACGTAGGGGGTTGACAGAAAAAAATATCCATGGTACAAGCATTGTATATGCCGACAAGGAAGGGTAATATAATAATATGATTAATATATATACATATGTAAAACAATTAGATGTAGGGAACGGAGAGACTAAAAGATTAAATTGTCCTCTATGTAATTCCTATAAAACATTTTCTGTTACAAATAATATGGGTTCTCTTCTTTGGAATTGTTACAAAGCTAGTTGTAATACAAAGGGTAGTTCTCGTGTTCATTTGACTGCAGACGAAATACGTGCAATACAAAAGAAAGAAGAAAGGATAAAAGAAGATACATTCACTATGCCTGATTTCATTGTACCTCACAGATATAGAAAAGAGATTATGAATTTTTGTGAGTTATGGGAATTGGATATAGATGAAGTTGAAATGTACTATGATGTTAAAGAAAGCAGAATAGTATTTCCCATCAAAAAAGATGGAGTAATTGTTGATGCTACAGGTAGGTCAATCTATAATAAATTACCTAAGTGGAAAAGATACGGTAATTCAGACTTGCCTTTTACTCATGGTAGTGGTAGTATCGCAATCGTAGTAGAGGATTGTGTTAGTGCAGTCTCTGTTGGTAATGATGTATATGTTGGGTTAGCTGTGTTAGGTACGTCATTATTAGATTCCCATAAGAGATTTCTATCACAGTTCTCTACTGCCGTAATAGCCTTAGACCCTGATGCATTGCCAAAAACACTAGCCTTTGCAAAGGAGTTACGAGGATATGTCAAGGACATTAAGATACTTAGATTGACAGATGATTTAAAATATCGTAAGCCTATTGACATGCAAAACTTAATGAGTTTAACCCAAAAGGAGACACAGGAATGGAATTAGCATTAGTAAGAAGTCTTATGGATAAGTCTTTCTATGATGACCATAGAGGGGCAAGATGTCCTGATAGATTATTCAGTAAAGATATGAGAAAGATAAAGCAAGCTATTGATACTGCTATGAGTAGATATGAACGTGATGTTACACCTGATGAGATTGAAGCATTGTTCATGTCAAGTAATCCAACAATGACTACTGCACAGAAGCAAGCATATAGTTCTTTGTTCAGACAAATCAAGAATGAGCAACCTATGGGTGCAGATGTAGCACAAGAAGTATTGTCAAGATTATTTCAACAAGTTGTTGGTGAAGATATTGCTAACATTGGATTTGATTATGTGAATGGTTCTCATTCAAGCTTAGAACCTATACGTAATATACTTGAAATGTATGGAGATGATTTTACACCTAACCTTAACGTGGAGTGGGATGATATGGATATTGATACACTATTAGCAAAAAATGATTTAGAAGCTAGATGGACATTTAACGTGCCATCTTTAACAAGACAAGTTGAGGGCATCAATGCAGGACATTTGATTGAAGTAGGGGCAAGACCTAACACAGGTAAGACTTCTTTTCATGCAAGTTTGTTAGCAGGTCCTAATGGTCTAGCAAGACAAGGTGCTAGTTGCATCATCTTATGTAATGAGGAAGGTAGTCACAGAGTTGGTGCAAGATACTTAACTGCATCTACAGGTATGACAATGCGAGAGATAAAAGCAAATCCTATGAAAGCTCGTGACTTGTATGAACCAATTAAGCAGAACATTAAAATAAAAGATGCAACAGGTAGAGACATGTCATGGGTTGAGAGTGTGTGTAAATCTTACAAACCTGACATTGTTATTCTTGACATGGGAGATAAGTTTGCACGTACTGCAGGTTTCGCTAGGGCAGATGAAGCATTAAAAGCTAATGCAATACATGCTCGTATGATTGCTAAAGAACATCAATGTGCAGTCTTTTATATGTCACAACTATCTGCTGATGCAGAGGGTAAGGTGTTATTGAATCAAAGTATGATGGAAGGTTCACGTACAGGTAAAGCTGCTGAAGCTGACTTGATGATACTGATAGCTAAGAATCCACCAAGACAAGATGCTGAAGAAGAAGATTTACAAAGGCATTTAAATGTGGTAAAAAATAAACTTACAGGATGGCATGGTGTTGTCCATTGTAATTTGAATTACCAAGTAGGAAGGTATGAAGTATGAAATTAACA